CAGAAGAGCAGGAGGCACTACTAAGGTAGATCCGTTTTGGAAGAGTATGCGTAGAAACCTAGGTAAAGATTATTTGTTTAAAGAAGGTTATACCAGAAACTTTAGAAAGTAATTATTTTATAGGATTTATTATAAGATTTAACCTGGTTGTTATATTATCATATAGGATATATCCATTAACATTGAATTTTCTTTTATTTTTAAACCCCCTTTGTAATTTTCTTGCTATTGCAAATGAATTTTCCACTTCTTGACCTGAAAATATAACTGAATTTGTTTTTGGATCAACTTCAACTGAAACAACTGGTTCGAATTGATCTTCATATTTCTTAAATGCCTTCTCACCTTGATCAAAATATACCAAAGATTTGGAGAAATCCGGCTTATATCCGGCTGCATTATCTTTATTATCAGCAACTAAAACTATACTTTTCTTATTAATCCATAAAGCACATAAATGATTCTCTGTAACTGTATCTTGTCCTTTAGGATATATTAACATGTAATCTTCAAGCGTATCATATAAATATACCGATGCGTTGGTCATAAAGATAATATATGGGACTTGATATATAAGAGTATGGGATATAATGACTGTAAGAAATGTGGAAAATTAATCTCTAGATACTCAATGGATAGAGAGACAGATCATGAAGTAGTAAGACATTACGAGTTCAAACTGTGTTGGGGTTGTGGATACTTTACAATATATCCTAATATTCATGACGATTTCACTGTTTCCGTGATGAGAGATAAATCATTGATACTCACACTCATTGAAGATAAATTACTGAAACCAATTCTTTAAATATAAATCACTGATAATATATCATATGGAAGGAGTAATAGGAGACATAGCAGCAGGAATAGGATTGTTCGTAGTGTCAGGTGTCTCAGCATATATTTTAAATTATTTTAAGAATAAGAAAAAGGCTATACAGGATAATGAAAAACGTATAGATGAATTGAATGATAGATTAGAAGAAATAGATAGAAAATGCAGGCATGACTCAATGAGAGTGCGCAAGGCAATTATAATATTATCTAAGAGATTAGACAGCAGTTCAGAAAAATTACATCCAAAAGCAGGAAAAACTGCATTTGAGGAAATTACAAGAGATATATTGACTGAGGACTACTGAAAAACTTAAATACGCCATCCACGTGAACTGAGTATGGTATTCGAACAAGCAGGTCGTCTAAGATATCACGCCTTATGGGCATATGTGGGTATCGTTGCTCCAGCATTCCTATTGGATAAACTGCCATTGACAGATATTCAAGGATTAGCAGCACTTCTAGCACCAATAGCATTGGTATTAGCAGCAGACGTAGCAAAAAATAGAAACGCAGTAACCTCTCCTTAGACAAATTTTTCACTTATACTAAGGTAGGCTCTCGTCTTTTTTATAGATATTATTATATAGGATGAACACATTCTAATTATTATGGTAGAACGATTGTTTTTCTCCAAACTGGTCACCAAAGACTTAACTGCCGTCGAGAGCAATAGAAGATTATTTGAAGGGGTGCTAACAGTTGAAATGAAAGATAGACAAGGTGAAATCACAATACGTGATGAATTACTGAAAGTACTACCTATTTGGTTAGCAAGGGGAGGACCTATAACAGACACACATTCTAACAGAGTAGTAGGACAAGGAATTAATTTCGGTTCGACTAGCATAGTAGGTGAGTGTGGTAAATCATATCCAGCAATTACAATACAGGGTGAGATTTATAAAGACTATGAATTAGACAATGAAATCTGGGGTGCCATAAAATCAGGCAAATATAAGGGACTTTCTTTTGGCGGAGCCACTAAATCAAACAGAACACCTATAATGCAAAAAGACGGATCAATGGCATATTCTTTAAAAGACTTAGAACAATATGAAGTAGCCGTATGTGAAGAACCAGCAGTACCACTTGCATTAATTACCCAACATAATGAGGTAGCAAAAGCAATGGCAGGAGATGTAAAAGAAAGAGGTGACGGAACAATGTGTATAAGATGTGATAAATTTAAATGTTATATTGAAAAAGATTCATTAGTTAAAATAGAGGATGACGAGGATGACAATACTCAAGTAACCGTATTAGATGAATGGAAGAACGAGACTCATCCGGATAAAAATGGCAAGACTGAGGGTATTAGAACAACCAAAGGAGATGACACTTATTCAGATACCAGAGGTCCAAACACACCAAACAAAGACGAAGATGCAGAAGCATTGGAGAACAACAGAGGAGAACCACAGGAAAACGGGGCTACCTATCACGGAACATCAAAAGGAAGAACACATACATGTGACTCAGAAGTAGCAGAAATTAACAATGTAGACGTAGGAGATAAGCCAACAGGTATACCTAAAGTTCAAGCAATGGACAAAGACGATGATGAAATGTTAGAAGAAGCAGACTTGAAAGAAATTGAGAAGGAAGATAACATAGAACCAAAATATGGAGAAGACAATAAAGATAGATATGGTAATCCAATGCCTAAAGTAATGAGAAAGAAGCCTTCTGCAGTAGATACAGCACAAGACAAACAAGGAACCAGACATAGTACAAGTCAGTCACCACAAGGTCAAATACAACCAAGATCATCACCTAATATGTCACCAGGACAACTAAAAAGAAGACAGGATGAATTAGCTGGAACAACGGGAGGAGACAAAGTAGGAGGTAAAAAGATTAAACCACGTGCAACCGTAACACATGACCGTGAGACCGGGCAGACTACTATTGACAGTTCTAAATTAAGAAGAGGATCAATGGGTATAACAACAGTACCAACAGAGAGATATATTTCAAATATAACTCAAAGTGTTACTAGAACATTAGATGTATTAAACTCAATATTGAAAATTAAATTACAAACTACTAAACCAATAACATCAAGAGAAGGAGGTAAACATGGTGTGAAGCAACCAATTGTAGGAAATAGAAAACTAGGTAGAACAACTGAATCAGAGACACCAGGAAATGTCAATCCTACAAAAGAAAACATGGAACATGGCAGTGTAGGAGATGCTTCAGTCAGTCATTATCAGGCAACTCATTTAGATCCAGATTTGGCAGAAAAATTAGCATATAACAAAGATTACAATACTGATGAAGTTGTAAGAGAATACGACGATTCAAAAAAAAAGCTAGAAAATAAAGCAACAGGAGAAGCACCGTATACAGAACCAGGTAGAGGTGGTTTTGCAGGCAGAGAGCCAGGCGAGACTTGTGATACTAACGAATCAACATCAATTCATAATGTAAATCAGCCTAAACATGTAAATGAACCGTATGATGACGAAGAAGCAGAAGGAGTAAAGAAAGATCATATAACCAACACTCCTAGTGATGGAAAATTAGGATCTAAAAATCCATTTAGAGTACCAGGTGTAAGTCCAGGTGCTTCAACAGAATTTTCACGTATGGGTGGTAACGATGAAGATGATCAATCATGGCAACGAGAGTTCCCAGCTAGTAATAACCATGGACGAGGTTATATGAAAGAAAGTGATCAAGGATTAGATGATACTAAACATGAATATAGACATATAAAAAACCCAACTAAAAATCCACGTTCAGATGGATCAGACGTTCATAATACTAAGAGACAAGGAGGGAAAGTACTTGGCCAAAATAAAAATCCTTTTGCACGAATGGAATGTTCCGAACAGTCATATCTTAATGCAGGTCATGGTAATGTAGGAGATAGTTCAATTAGAGGTGTAGTACCTAAGTTGAGACGTAAAAATGACAGAGCCATGACGGCAAACAACGCAGAAGACGGAGTTAACGGCAAGATGAGACTAGATAACGATCCACCAGCAGAGGCACTAGAAGTAGAAAAGAAGGTACAGACTGGAGACTATGGAAATAACTCAATAGATGTGGAAGGTAAGAATATAGACGCAGAGATAAATCCAGGTGCAAGTCTAAAAAAAGATACGGCTATAATGGATCCAGGAAGCGGCTCAGGAGGCATCAGAACCGGGGCATCCTATGATAATGCTCAACAAGATACAGGTCAAAAAGACAACCCACGTAAGGTAGAAGAAGAGGAATACTCAGGCGAGGAAGACAGAGGTAGTTTGAATCCAAAATATGCAGGAGAAGAAGATACTGTTACTGGAGCAAGCAGAGGGAATTATAATAAAGCAACCTTGATTTTGAATGATTTGCTTCTACAATTAAAGAAATAGAAATAATCGTTATACTTATATATATCAAATTCAGTATATAAAGTAACAACATGACTGACGAAAAAGAATATAAAGACGATGAAAAAGTTGAAGAAAGCAAAGAAGAATCAAAAACAGAGAAATCTGCATTTGACTCATCATTGCAAGCATTGACTGAAACCATCAAAGGATTCGACATCAATGGTCTTAAAGACGAAATCCAAGGTATTAGCAAAAAAGTTGATACTTTTGATTCCAGAATTAAAGCCATGGAAGAACCAACCGACTTACCGCTAAAACCAAAGGTTTCAGCAGAAGAAGATATTGGTGCTAAAGTCAAAGTCCCAGATGATTATCAAAGCAATTCCAACCAAGCCGGTGTCAAAGATTCCGACGAGGAAAACGCAAAAGAGAGTGATAAAAACAATCTCTCTATGCAAGAGAAAAGCTTAGACAGTGCAACCTTCACTACAGAAACACCAAGACCAGGTGCTGCACTTGAAACCGTAGAGAAATCTTCTGGTATCCAAGTAAATGAGGTGCTCAAAGCAGCTCGTCAAGCAGGACATGATGATCTAGGTGCAGTCGGAAGACGTATTCTGAAAGGAGAATTCGGTAGTCCAGAACAAGGTGACTCACAATGGTAAAAATACAAACAATTGATGAGCTAGAAGCACTTTACTATGGTTACAATCGTAATTCTTTGAGAAAGGCAGACGCACCTGTAACAACCAGTACAACTGGTACTTTCAACGCAGTATTCGGGGCATACGCATGGGCTCAACTAAACCTTGAAGCAAATGCATTTGGTATTTTACCAAAGTATCCTTGGGATAAATCTGGTTGGAGGGTTATAACAGCTAAAGCAGACGCACTTGCAGACGCAGGTACGAACAACAATACCGCCCTAGGTGGTACAGCTGAAGGTGGCCTTATCGCAGACACCATAAAACCAACACTTGCAGAAATTGATGTAAGACCAAAAACCGCTCAATTACCATTCAGTGCCTCAGAGGTAATGGAATGGCTTGCAACACACAGTAAAGATGATATTTGGGGTGGTCTAGGTTCACTTAGACTATTCATGGCAGTTCAACACAAAGAATTGTTAAACAGAATGTTATTAACTGATGTTGAAAAAGGAGCAGCCGCAGCTTGTGCTGTCCACACTGGTTCACTTAATTGGGAATCTTTAGACAGAATCATCTCAAGCCAAGCAGAAGCAAACTTACAAGGAGCTTGTTCAACAGACAACTACGATCCTTGGAAAGGAAGTTCTGGCGCTGTAATTGACAGAGATAGTTCCTCAACATATGACTCAACAGTCGTATCTCCATCCGGTACTTTAGGTACTAATGGAATCATGACTGATGATACATTGAGAACTTTCTTACGAACAATACGCAAGAAAGCTGGTAAAGATCCAAATGTATTCCTCGGTTCCCACGAAGTTTATTCCGAAATACAAGGCTTATTCATGCCTTCAGTCCGTATTGCAAATCCATACGGTGAAGCATTAGTTCAAGTCGATGTAAACGGTATCCAAACATTCAAAGGTACTGGTGTAGGTATACATGTAGACTCTATCTATGGAGTTCCATTCATTCCAACCAAAGATGCTCCAAGCAATGCTTGTGACTCTGACGAAGTTGGTAGACTATTTGCATTAGATACATCTGATGCAGAAGGATATGGTTACCCAAGATTAGGAATTATGGTTTCTATCCCAACAGAATATTACGAAGCAACCCGTAGAAGTCCAGGATATCCATTCATCAACAACGCATTTGTTGAGAAAGGTGTATTCAGAACTATGGGTGAGACCGTATGTAGAAGTTTCATCGCTCAAGGTAAGATTAGAGATATTAAACTTTAATAGAACTATCTTATCACACTCGAAAACCCTATACCGAAAAACTAACGTTTTAGGTAATTTTTTTATTCTTATTATCTCAAGCAGGGCCCTCTACAATATCCTTATATATAACCAAAACTACATTTATATATGGCAAATACAGTCGCAGTGAATTCAGATTGGGAAAATCTAACAGGGAAAACTCTTTCAGTCCAATCAGAACTAACATCAAAACTAAAAACAACAGTAGTAGATGTTACTTTTGCAGGATCTGACACATACGCAACAAATGGCGTGACAGTTGACCTTTCATTGGGCGGTAGAATTAGTACAATAATTGAAGCATCAATTATATCAAATGACAAAGGACTTCTACTTGAATATGTTCCAGCAACAGCAGGAGCAGCAGCCACAGGTAAGATCAAGGCTTTTGGATATATTAATGACGATGCAGCAGGTGTTAATGCTACCCCAGAGGCCTTTTCTGAATTGGCAAACGCATCAGCTATTGTTAACTCATTAGCAATCAAAATTCGAGTAGTTGGGTTCTAATAAGACCTATACTTCCTTTTTTTATGATAAACCTTATATATGTTTCTGACCATATTTAAACATGGCACAAGTAGATACACCAAGAGAGAAAGTATCAAATGACGGAGGCTCTCTAGTAGGCCAATATAATGAAAATGAAGAAGTAGCAACTACAGCAGCATTTGTAACAGCATTAGATATTGACAGCAGATCAATTAGAGAATCAGTTTTTATTATTCATAATAATGCAGGTGGAGATTTAGATTATCAGATTCTTGCAAACGCAAAACCGTTATCATCAATAGTAGATCCAGCAGGTTCAAATGATGATGACAAAGGCTGGGTCACATTAGCAACAGGCTCTGTAGCAACTACAGCAGCACCATCAATACAAACATTATCAAATCCTTATACAAGAGTAATAGTTCAGATTAAACATACAACATCAACAACAAACGTAGATATTTGGCATCGCGGTGAGAATTAATGGTCGGTTCGGCTGACGCGGGCTCTGGCAGCGGAACTCTAGACACAGCAAAATCAACATCAGTTGCTGGAAGTGTAACTTTTAAAGGAGATTATAATGCAAATTCAAATTCACCTAATTTAGATACTTCACCATCATGTGTCAAAAAAGGTGATCAATATGTCGTATCCGTAGGAGGTACAGCATTTTTTACAGAAGTATTACAAGCCGGGGACTCTATTATAGCAAAACAAGACGATCCAACAACATTAGCACATTGGATAACAATTAACAGTAATTTAGTAACACCAATAGTAGCAACAACTTGTCTGTCAGCAACAGGTACAAAAGATGCAACCACATTCCTTAGAGGTGACGATACATGGGTAGTTGTAGATACAAGTTTCACAGCTTCATCTACAGACACTCTCACTAACAAGACTTTTGATCAAGATGGCGCAGGTAACTCTATAACTAACATTGCAAACGCAAGTATCAAGGCAGCCGCAGCAATAGCATATTGTAAATTAGACTTAGCAGGTAATGTAGTAGCAACTACTGATCTATCAGCAACCGGAACTAAGGACGCAACAACATTCTTGCGTGGAGATGATACATGGGCAGTTGTAGATGCAAGCCCACTAACCACTAAAGGAGACGTTTATACGTTTGATACAGGAAATGCAAGACTAGGAGTTGGATCAGATGGAGAAGTTCTAAAGGCATGTTCCTCAACTGCAACAGGTTTAGTATGGGGAACAGGTGGCGGTGGAGCAACAGCAACACATGCATATACTAATCAAAGCAGCACGTCATATAGAGGAACTGGAACATCAGGAACAGGTATAGATGTAGGAGTAGTAGTAGGAACAGAAGCAAGTGGAGTAGGAGAAAGAGAAATTTACATTAGAAAAATTGATGCTAATAACGAAGGAGTATTTACAGTGATTCATAAGAATGGAGCCGCAGTAGAGGTTCAGATTGCATAGGTGGAATGATTGACCAATGGCAATAACATATCACGCAGGTAGAAGGATTCAAGGAATATCAATTACACCTAGACAAGCAGGTTCAGGTTTAACATTTTGTGATAATTTCTCAACTGACAAGGGTTGGGCTACAAGCTGTTCAACATATATGGATTATGATTCTGGAAATTCAAGATTAAAAACAGTGTGGAATGGTTGTGCTACGAATAAAACCGTTGTTTATGATTTAGGAGAAGGAATGGTGTCAGATACAAAATGGGTGTTAAGAATGAAAATTAATATGGGTTCAACTAATGGAGCAGATAACGAGGGCTTTATCGGATTATCAGATTCAGATGAAACAGCAGGAAAATGTACGGCACAAGACTTTGCAGGTGTTAGTTTCTTAGCAGGGTATTCAACAACAGCATGGAATGGACTTTACGAAGCTGAAGCTGATGGTGTAACATTACCGCCAACAGCAGGTAATCTTTTGGTATATAATTTTTCAGATAGTACAGATTATTGGTTAGAAATTAAACGAACAAGTGCAACAGCATTGACATATACGTTATATTCAGATGCATTTAGTACATCGCTAGGTACACAATCTGTCACAATTGCAAGTGGTGTATCAGGGTTAAGATATATTAAATTTGCAAATTATCCAGCTGCTTCTACAAATCAACCAGGTGCTTATGTAGATGATATTCAGTTTTATAATGATGTTACATCAACAGGAACAACCCCAGTAGCAGAAGTACCTGCAAGTGGGGATACCAAACCAACAAATGTCCAAGCAGGAAGCAGATTTGAGGAAACCGATACCAGGAAGGTATATGATTTCATTGATCCAGATGTAACAAATCAAGACATTGAATGGCAATGTAGTAGTAAAGAAAATGCAACAATATGTGGCAATACACTTACAGCAACAGCAGGTGGCTGGACAGTTATTGCACGTTCTGTTCAAACAATATCCCCTAGTCGTGGTGGTGGAACTGTAATCGGTAAACATTCAAAGAATTATGGTATGTTTGGATTTTCCAAAGATCCTTATTGGACTAGTGGAAATACTTTTGCCAATGGGGATTACATGATTTACCATGACGAAGTATATGAATTAGGATCAGGGAAATCTGGATCATCATTTACAGGAGCTGATAACAATACTCTTTACAAAGTAACAATGGATTCAGATGGATTAGTAAAATATTTCGCTGATACAGGAAGTGGATATACTGAAGTATATGAGTCAACAGTAACAGCTAGTGGAGAATATTATGTTTTGGGTATACCTGATGGCTCAGGTAAAACAGTATCGGATATCACTATTACAGGAACAATACTTAATGAATGGAAGGAGGTAGGAACATGACCATAGAATACAAAGACAGTAAACGAATTACTGGATTATCAACTGAAGGAAAATCAACTGTAACATTTGAAGATGATTTCTCAACTGACAAGGGTTGGACAACAACTGATTCAGGTAGATACAGTTACAATTCAAGTGGTTGGATAGATTTTGATGCTCAAAGTGATCAAACTGATAACAGAATTTCAATAGATATTGGAACAACTTTATCTAATACATGGGTAATGCGTTGGAAACAGGAAGTAACAGGTTTTACACAAGGTAATCACGCACAGCATTTAAGTTTGGAAATTGGTATTGCAGATAGAGAAGTCAATGGTGCAACATCTATTGGTATAATAAAAGTACATCATGGTCAAAACTCAGGAGTTAATTATTCATCTTTAGGTGGATATGCTGTTACCGCTGGAATGGATTATTGTAGTTACGGTACTAATTACCCTTGCAATCATGTTTCAGGATTTACACCATCAGCAAAAACTAATTGGGTTGAATTGAAACGAACAAGTTCAACAACTGCAAGTTTAGCATTTTATACAGATGATTCATATTCTGCTTCTGCCTTAGATGGAAATGTTGTAACTACAACAATGTGTAGTAGTCCGACAGGGTTACGATATGTTATGTTAGGTTCTGAATATGCCAATCAGATACCAGGAAATGATAGGTATTCAGGAAAGTTTAGTGAATTGAAAATTTATGACGGTGTAACATCAGTAGTAACAGAAACACAACGACCAACTGATGTCCAAGACAATTCCTTGTTTGTAGAAAAAGATACTGCAAGAAGATATTGGGGAACAAATAAAGTCACAACAGAAGCAGTTTATACATATACAACTACACAATCAACTAATGAGATATTGTCAGGCACAGCACAGGCATATTCAGCAGAAAGAGCAGGTGTGGAATTGGTATCTTCTACACACGCAGGTAAATATATCAAGGTAGGTAAATGGAATTTAAAAAGAGTTGGAACACTTGGATCTAACGTTTTTATGAAAGTTGAGGATAGTTCTGGAACTATTAAAGGAACAAGTACAGGGGTTGCAGCTTCAGGTATAGGAACATCTGCTTATGAAGATGTGACATTTACATTACCATCACCAGTAGAATTAGCAAACGGAGATAGAGTTTATGTTGAATATACAGGAACAGATGGTTCAGGCAATTATCTAGCATTTGGAGAAAAACACCCTAGTACAACACCGACAGGTTGGGAATTTACAATTTATAATAAACATAATTCAAGTGGTGGAAGTCCTTCTGGAGCTTGGGGAGATGATGGGTTACCAACTGCTTTAGTTCCTGTTGCCACATTCGATTCAGCACCTGCTTCAAATGTAACTTCCGATAGTATCACTTGGACTCTGGAGACATAAATTGAGCCAAGAATACTATGACCATCTAAACAGTGGGGAAACATATACCTGTGACAAATGCAAGACAGCAGAATTGGGGGCCTATGAATATGATCAATATATCAAATATCAATACCATTACTGTGAGCCATGTTGGAATTATATGAGACTAAAGAAAGGCACTTGTACCTGTGGTAATACCATGACTAACAGAAGCGAAACACCAACAATCTTTATAGACTGTGTATGTGGAAATAAGGTTGAGTTAAAATGGTAGAATGGCTAGCAGGAAACCGTATAAGAGGAACAAGTACAGAACGTAATACTACATGTGGATTTAATTACATATCTGCTATCTCAGGTGGCTGGAAGGAAGTTGGAAGAACAACTTTAGGTTCAGCAGGAGATGCTGTTGATATTACAAGTTTACCTGATAAGAGATATTATATGGTCTTGGCAAATATTATCAATTCAGGAAATGCTCAAAATAAATATAGATTAAACGGAGATACAGGTTCCAATTATGCTAATAGATACTCAACTAATGGTGGTTCAGATTCAACATTTACATGTGAAGCATATTTTTCTTCCAATCCACATCAAGGTTCATTCAAGTTTAGTCAATTATATATATCTAATGTGGCTTCCAACGAAAAACTTGTCCATCATCATTCAACTTCTAGTTCAGGTTCAGCAGCTTCATCATGTCCTGAAAGAATTTTTGGTGTGGCTAAATGGGCAAACACATCAGATGTAATTGATGAGTTTAATATGTTTAATGGTGCAGGTGGAGATTATGCGAGTGGAACAGAAGTAGTCGTACTTGGCTACGATCCAGATGATACCCATACTGATAACTTTTGGGAACCATTAGCAGATATTACATTAGGTTCAGATGCTTCTGAGATTTCAAGCGGAACAATAACTGCAAAGAAATACCTATGGGTTCAGGTATATTTTCAAAATGCTTCAAACTCTGATGATGTTTTGGTCAGATTCAACAATGACACAAGTTCTAACTATTCACATAGACACGCTATAAATTATGGTAGTGATACAACACAAACATCAGGCAGTAGCATAAAATTAATTGACAGAAATGCAGGAGCAGATCAAGGAAGGTTTGCAAACTTCTTTATCGTTAACAATTCAGCAGTTGAAAAGTTACTCATAGCACATGGCGTAGAGGAAGAAACAGCAGGTGCTTCTAATCCACCTACAAGTAATGAATGTGTAGGAAAGTGGGCAAATACATCATCACAGATAACAGAAATAGATTGCTTTACAAATTCAGGAAATATACGATCTGGAGCTAGATTAATAGTGTGGGGTAGCGACTGATGGCATGGGGTAAAGCAGGTTCAACAACCTTGAGTAGTTCAGGAGATGCACTTACAACACCAGAATTATCTTCTAACACAAGTTTACAATATTTGTATCATGGATTGCCAACAGGGGGAGAACTTACAGAGTATATGACATTGGGTAGTGGTGGAACAAAAGACACAGGAAGCAATTATGCAAATGGTAAATCCTCTAACGGTGGTGGAAAATCTAATTTTTCATCAAGAGCAAATATTGTAAATGCAGCTAAAAGTGGAGCTACCACACCTGAATTTGGTGTTGGTTATATTTTTAATCTTGCAGGAGAAGAAAAATTATTAATTTCACATCATGTCAATGCAAGTGCAGATGGTGCAGGAACAGCTCCAGATAGAGCTGAATCCGTAGCTAAACACGTTCAAACAAGTGCCGTTGATGATATTATTAGTTTTGATAATACAGGTTCAGGAGATTTAGCATCTGGTTCAAACTTATCAGTATTAGGCTCTGACTTGACACCTGCTGCTGAATCTAATTTAAAAATAAGTGAGGGTGTGATTTTCTATGAAACTGACACTAATAAAGAATACATTATATACAATAATACCTGGGCTGAAGTCTAGGAATCTTTAAATTATACAAAATCACTTATATATCATGGCAACATGTTATGCAACAACTGCTGATGTAGCAGATTTTCTCAGAATATCAATCACATGTTCTAGTAGTCCTAGTGTAGCACAGGTAGAGAAATTGATCAAAAGAGCAGAGGATAAAATAGACCGTAGGACAGGCCATGCATGGAGAACAATATCAACAACAGAAATATTCAGTTTACCATTACTTTATACTTTTGGATGGGGTACATTTATATCATTAAAACATAGAAATATAAAATATAAATCAGGTGCAGATACATGTTTAGATACAGCTCAAGGAGACAAGATAGAAATATGGAATGGGTCAAATGGAACATGGTCAGATTACGTATGTACACCAGGATCATATGATATTGAATATATAAAAGGGGAGCTCTATTTAAGAGGATTTATATTCTCAATATTAAGACAAAACAGAGTAAGAGTAACATACAGATATGGTGATTCATCAGTACCATTAGATATACAAGATGCTACAGTTAAACTAACATGTATAGACTTAATCAGATCCTCAATCAAAATGGATGACCTTGAATTTGGCGGTGCTATTAAAAAAGAAGAAGCAATGTCTAAATGGCAAGAAGATACAGACAAAATCATCCGTGATCGTGAAGAGGTGTTTGTATTACCTTGACCGGGTTATTTAAAGCAAACTCTAGATCATTAGGCCAGTTAAAAAGAAACCTGAATCACGATATAGGAAATAGAGTAAGAGACGATATGAAATGGGAATTTGAACAATTACCATCATATTACTATTCATGCAGTAATAAAAAGAAAAGTATAGTGTTTGATGAAACTGCAAAAATTGTAGGCAGTGAGGAATGGGCCGTAGCAGCATCAGATACAGGAGGAGACTGGACATGGAGTTCTCCGCCACCATTCAACAAGATATTGGAATGGGTTGTAAAACATTCAGGAATTACAAATAAAAGAGACCAGAGAAAAGCAGCCGCAGGTATAAGAAAGAAAATACATCAAGATGGTATAGATTCACATTATTGGGTTGACAGATACTTGGCAGATTTCACCCATCAGGCAGGTGCATCAGGGAGTGGTATAGAATGACCATAATTACATATGACG